ACTTAAGAGCATTAACAATCGCTGTAGATAATCCACGACTCATGCCAACACATCCTCAACAGCTTCTATAGTAATAGAGCTGATGTACTTAGATTCAGTGTTCCATCGTGGCGTGTTAGTCATCATAAAAACACCAAAGGGGGAAAAGATCTGAACACTATCATTGTCATCTGTTGGCTTGCGTATAGGCGGCGCAATACTAACTGTGAGATCACCACTAGCGTCAGAGCTGACATCATCAGTCACCATGTGTAGCTCGTTGTTAAACGACAGATAATCACCAGCCTTAAAGAAGTTAGTCAAACTAGCTGTAGCGCCATCTAGCGTAATAGATGAGCCTGTCTGTCCTGCTCCATCTACTAAAACTGTCTGTGGTGAGGTCGCCGCACCATTACGCACACGACCATAATCCTCTAGTCTCATGCGATGAACCTGTCCGTCCATCTTAGCGATAAATGCCTGCAGCTCCGCTCTATCACTACCTGAGAGGTTGCTAAAAGTCATTCGTGTTTTCCAGAACGAACCTTTACGCGAGAGTGTCTGTATCGCGCCACTAGTCGGACTCTGAAACTGCCGAGAGTTAGTCACTAGCTCGAACGTCTGATTCGTAGGCGTGATATCAGGGAAGTTGTAGGTTGCCATTACATACGGCCTCTACGCATCATGTTATGAACCTGCTCGACTGTCTGACGTGAAGACTGTGTAACCGCGATAGCGATCTTCTCGTCCACATCCTGATTCCCTGATGCGTCAATGTTGTTAATGATGGTTATACCTTGCCCTTGGCCTCGTGTGTGGTCAATGACTGTTTCGTTGGGGTGTAGGATAGCTGGGAAGCCGCCACGACCATCTATGCCGCCAGAGCGAGAACCCATGCCTGTGAAGCCGCCGCCATCGAACGAGCCGCCTGCCGCCGCTAACGCCTGAGCTAAACCAACTGTGCTAGTCAAACCCGCCGCACCCGCCGCAGCCGCGCCACCTGCCGTTGCTGTAGCAACCAAAGCCGCTGGTGTTGCAGCCGCCGCACCAATCTTAGCCATAGCAGCCGCATTTGCCATAACGCTAGATGAAAGCGCACCAGACTCTACTTGTTTAGCAATGACCGCTTGCTTGACCCGCTCTATACCCATCTTGATGATGCTCTTCAGAAGCTCATCCATAATAGAGCGACCCAGCATTCTCATAGCTTCGCTTGCGCTCTGGCCCTGCGTAATAAACTGCATCATTGCCTGTTCAGCAGAATCTTCTAAGTGTTGTAAGCCACCTACCAGTTTAAGTTGCGCATCTAACTGATTCTCTAAATCGGCTTGACGAAGAGCGTTAAGAGCCTCTTTCTTTTCCGTCTCACTGATAATCTCTGCTTGTGCTGCAGCTTGTATCGCCGCGATCTTAGCTATCTGAGCTTCTTCAAATACTGTGCGCTCGTCTTTTATGCCCTGTATGGCCTGCTGTCTGAGCTTTTGCAGATTCTTTATATCTTGAATGAGTTTTTGTTGCTTCTTATCCTCATCATCTTCTTCTTTCTTTTCTGGCTTCTTACCATCTATCTTATCGAGATTATCTTTATGACGCCTTCTTAGCGCCTCGATAAGCGAATTCCTATTAGCTTCTGTACCTACAGCATCTAAACTCGCTTGCTGCAACAGCGCCAGCTCAGCCTCGAAAGCTTTCTCAAGAACACCTTTCCTGCCGATAGAGAAATCACTAACGCTCTTTATCAGATTATCAAGACGCTTCTGCTCGGCGTTTGCTTGCTTCTCTCTCGCCGCCTGCTCTTGTGCTTCTTGCCGAGCTGTCTCACGCAGACGCTTTTGCTTCTCTTTTTCTCTCTCTATTGCAGCAAACGCAAGCGCAATACGACGCAGTTCTTGAGCAGTAGCGCCCTTCTCTACAGCCTCGGCATATGCTCTTGCCTCGGCTGTCTTGGTAATAGCATTAGCTTGGTCTTCTATTCCTTTAACTAGATCTTCAAGAGACTTCTTTCTCTCTTTCTCTTTCTCAGCCGCTGTAATCGTTCCATTTGTATACTGATCAATAACCGCTTGATTATCGTCCATCGCTGATTTGGTTGCCTTGATGTCACGCTCAATATCCTTAAGTGCATCGCCAAATGCTCGCGTTTCTACGGTGGACTTCAAGACGCCTTGGTTATAAATAAGGCTCATCTTAACGGCTTCATCGTAGCCTTTCTGTGCCCTACCTAATCTAGCCGTCTGTTCTTCTAACTGCTTGTTTAGCTTCTCGTTGTTTTCTGTTGCTTCTTCAACAGTCTGTGCTTTGAGAGCACTTTGAAATTCTTTCTGAGCCTCAGTCAACAAACCAAGCTCAACTATCTGATCTTTCGTAGACTTAATTATGCTCTCAAGCGATTCCCTAGAATCGTCTACAGCAGGCTTGAAACTTGTATATAAAGCCGCACCAACTGCCAAGAACGCACCTAAAGCTGCACCACCAGGCCCAAAGAGTGATGCCACCTGAGAACCCTGCTGACCTAAGATAATAAAGGCATCAGTACCCATCTGAGCCTGTATCGCTACGTCCTGTATTTGGTGGCCGACTTGACCAAAGCCACCACGGATCATACGCAAGCTACCGTTGAGGCGCTTGTTCGTCGCTATATCTTTTTGTTTGAGTTCGGTTAGCTTAGCTATCCGAGTTGCTGCACGTATTTGAGCTTCCGTAGCGCCGTTCTGACGGAGCTTATAAATTTCAAGCTCCTGTTTTGTCATCCCTAACGTTCGATGATATTCCTTCATCCGACGCATGGTGTCATTTAACGCTTTCTTTTGTTTCTCCGCAGCCCGAGTAGCACTATCAAAGACTTCGTTAACGCCGTCGTCTTTGGCCTGTAGGTGGATTACGATTGGATCTGGATTGCTCACGCTCTTGCCTTTTCGCCCTTATACTGAAGAACGTCCACCAATGTTGGAACTCAGTGGGCGTCATTGCCAAAATCGTGCTAACTGTCTGACCAAGATGTTCCGCTAGCTCGAAGACCCTGTAAAGCTCAGTCGGGTTCCCTTGGTCGTCCGTTAGTTTTTTTCGCGATCTTCCTCGCTCTGGGTCTGGAACGCTAATACTTCATTAGCAACACGCTCCACGACTGCCGAGGACGCATGACGACGTAGCTTCACCTTATCACCAATGTCGAACACGGGGTTGCCCTCGCTATCGACTACGCCAAAGATGATCGCATACACCATATAGTCGTGGATATCGTCTTGAGAACGGGCATTTAACTTTGCCTTGTCCTCAATAGTCAGATTCTTGACGTAGAGAGTCGCTTCCCACTCGGGAACTTCGATCTCCCTAACGCCAAGATTACTGAAGTGCTGTACTACACTATCAATTAGCTTGCTCATTAGACAGTGCCTTCAACCAGTGCTCCACTACCTTGTGCAGAGAAGCTAGCCTCTACAAAACCGTCAAATGATGCTGACTTGCTCACCGAAGTGATAGTCGCAGTTCCTGACCACTCGTAGTCACCTGAATTGTTACCCGTGGGATACAGTTTCAGAGTGATTGAAGCGCCTTCTGTCAGAGTCTGCTGACCAGTAGTGTCAGTAGGATCCCAGAACGCTGTGAATGATGCCGTCCATGACTTCTGCGTAGCAGTGTGCGTCATCCACGAATCACCCATCACAGTGTCATCTGCGACTTCTGATGTAGTCTCTAAAGACCAATCTCGTATCTCAGCAACAGCGTTTGAACCGCTGTAAACTGCCCCGTCCTTACCTATGTTTGTAGCCATTTTTACGCCCTCACGAAAAAATAAATATGTCCGATTTTACTAACCTTCTGGGCTACCCTCAACCGCTAGATAATGTATCTCACAAGTGAGACGCCCTACCATGACGGGTTGATCACCGTCAGCCGAGAAGTCAGTGTCAAATGAGGTGACTCGGGTGTCTATCGCCAAGCCGCCCCTTGTTAGATCCGTATATAACGCCTCTTCTATGTCTGCCGTTATCTGATCTACCATTTCATCGTATGTTGAAGTCATCTTAACGTAGACTTCAATACGTGCAGATAATCTTTTCTGCAAAGTTCTTGGTGGTCTCATGCTTGGATACTGAGACACCTCGTTTACCGTATAAACGCATATACCAGGCAGTGCACTTGCCTGCATGGGAAATACGCGAGTGTCAAAACAGTTACTTCCTGTATTGGCTAGGCCAGTAAGTGTAGTAACAAGGTTCTGACGAATTCTTGTGCGAATATGACTCATTGCTTCTCCAGAGCCAGCTCAGTAATGCCTGTGCCGTCTGGCATGATTACACGTATCGTGCAGTCAACATCAGTGCCTTCTACTGGCACAGTTACAGTGTCACCTTCGTTAAGTGTGGAAATATCCGATGTAATACAAGTGAGGCGTGGCTGATCAACAGAGAAGGCGACAAAGCCCCCAGCTTCCTCAAGGGCGTGCTGAGCGTCGTAGATTGCCGTAAATGTAACTGACCCACCGCCTGTTAGCGTGCCAGTGCAAGAGACGCCGAAATCGGCGATTAGAACTCTGCGATCAGCCAAAACCTCTACAGGCATTACTCGGCCTCTTGCTTCTTCTTAGTGCTTCGACGCTTCTTAGGGGCAGCTTCTCCGCCCTCCACGCCGACTGCGCGATTCGTAGTCTTAGACTCATCTGCTGGAGTAACACGGCCAATACCCATGAGCGATTCAGCAAGACGGCCATCAAGCTCGACTTCTTGACCTGCTCGGTATGTTTTACCTGCTATTACACAACCCTTGATTACTTCGTATTTCATACATCCTCCTTAGAGAAAACCCGCCCCGAAGGGCGGGCTACTAGACTTATGCTCCGTCGTTACCAACTGCGAAGCTAACAGCGT